AGAGAGTTAGATATAGTTGTACGTTAAGATATGCAGAATGGCTGCACCCATAGAGTTGTAATTTAGGTATAAAAAAAGAGGCGGTTGAGAGACCGCCCCTTGTGGTGAGAGTTGGACTACCCTTTTCTCTAGGTAGTCTCTGTTTGAGAGAGTAGAGAGTGAATATCCCTTACTTAGATACGCACCTGAAAAGTCATTTCGACTTTAGACGCTCTCCTGGTTTTGGTTATCTTCACCCTCTGGAGTCGCTGGAGTTTCTTCATTCGTTTCATTATCTACTGAAACACCAGCATCAATTTTAGTATATAAGTCAAGAAACGCATCTTTCGTTTCATTATCAAATCTTGCGATACATAGGTTAATCGCTTTGAGTTTATCGTTGAAGATACTGAACGCTTTGACTACGTGTACGAGTCTTCTCGTTGAAATAACTTCATCAATCGCATCATCAAAGAAAGTTTTTCTTATGATGTCTGCCCAATCTACGAGTTTTNTTCCAAATTCATCATCTTCAACACCCTCTGAAGTCATTGCACCCTTCACAATTCTGTATTCAACCTTCGTGTCTGCATAGGGTTGTTCCAAACAGATTGCAAATCTTTCGAGGAATGCTTCATTCAGAACATTAGTTCCAATAAATCTACCATCATCACTACCTTTACCCTTAGTGTTTGCAGTCGCAATGACATTAAATCCTTTAATTGGTCTTACCCATTTGTTGACTTTTTTAAGATAGACACCCTTTCCTTCAAGGACTGGTTGCAAACATAGAAGTTTGTTACTACCCAAGTCAACTTCATCAAGAAGTAGAGTAGCACCCTTTTCCATTGCTTCCACAACAGGGCCAGGCACAAACTTAGTCTCTCCGTTCACGAGTCTAAATCCACCTAACAAATCATCTTCATCAGTTTCAACAGTTACGTTGACTCTGACCATTTCTCTTTTGAGTTTTGCGTGTGCTTGCTCAATCATCAGGGTTTTACCATTACCAGATAGTCCAGTAATGAAAATAGGATAGAATATACCCGATTTTATAATTCTCGTTACATCTTTATAATGTCCCCATTCAACAAATCCATCAAACTTATCAGGAATAAGTGATTCGTTCATTGATTTTGCGACCAAATCGACCACTTCGGGTGTCGGTCTTTTGACAGGAACAACAGTTTCCTCTATTGAGGGTTGGGGTTTTGGTTTTTGATATTCTTTGTTACCATTCTGGTTGACAGAAATTCCTTTCATGGAATATGTTCCCACCCCAATTCTATTTTCATCAACAAGAACACCAAATCTGATTGCACGTTTGGTCAATCCAACTTCTTTACCAACTTCAAGTGCCGTTGTTCTATTGAATGTTGAACCATTCATCTTCTCTTTGAATTGTGAGAACTTAACAGCATCAATAGATACCGTGTTGCCACCACAATCTGTAAAATTCACTACGTTACTCATAATCTCTCTCTCTCTTGTAGGTCTTACTTCTCAACCTTACCTATAAAGCATAACATCCTTTCGCTGACTTGTCAAGCACACAAACCCCAGTGTTTATAGGGTTAATATGAGGTCATTTAAAATATGTAATGATTACGGGGACTTATACTTTTCAATTAACATTGTTGGTCTTTTGGGGGAATCTCTAGTATTTCATGTACTATATCTTTTAACAGTTCTTCATCACTCACACCCTCTGGAGCAGCAACCGCTGCACTCCTTATGATTTTATCATCACTATCAAGTAAATGTTCAGCAATGCCAGCAAACTCTGACTTAAACATCTCCAAATAGGTGGAGAATTCGAGGTGTTCTCTCTCTGGTGGTATATCTGTTTCTATCTTATTCATAGAATTGACTACAACTGGTTGTGGAATAATATCTTTCATAATCTTAATTATTTATATACAAATGCACTTAACGGTCTGTACGGGATTCGAACCCATGATAGCACCGTGACAGGGTGCAGTGATAACCACTTCACTAACAGACCGTGAAATGCACACATATGTTACGACCCTAAAAAGAATGGTTGTGGTGTTGCTGATGATACAACAACATCATCTTCCTCTTCTTCTTCTATTTCTTCTGTGCCACACCATGATGGGGAATTTGATTCATAATCGTATTCAGGATTCTTGTACCAATCTTCAATCCTGTTAAAGGAACACCAATAACTGTTACCGACACTATCAATATAAGCAACACTTCCCTTATAGTTCAATGATATATCATATGAATTGACACTCACTGCAGTTTCGTAATCTCCAGTACCGTCAGAACTATCCATAGATATAGAGATATTGGTTATAACACCATCATGTCTACTACCCTCTGGTTTGATTATATCTCCTACATAAATCTCTAATCCTTCTTTAGGAATAGTCTTCATCTTCTGAGCGCCTTCTTTTCTATTACTTACACTTGTTGCACCATCGATGTTAGAAACCCTCTTCTTCTGAGCATCTTCTTCTTTCTCAATTGACAAATCACTAAAATGACCCATATCTATATCTCCATTGCTGTTCGAACAGCTTTCTGTGAATTTTTATTATTATCTACACTCATATCTAATTCTTCACGAACACATATACAGGGTTTTCGAAATCTTCTTCGAAAAGGCCCATAGCCATTTCATCAAACCCGTTTAATATTATCGCAGATGACATATCATTTAATTGGGAATCTGAATCATATCCCTCTGATATACATAAGTCATATCCAATAGGGATTTCATTATCGCTTGGTTTTACTTCAAATACTTTTCTCATACTCTCTCCTAGTCGAGGACTCACTTCCCCAACCTTACTCTATAAGTATAACATATTTTGGATAAGAAGTCAAGCGTCTGTGTCCCTTTCTCCAAACATTTCAGCGTGTCTCTAACTCTCCGACATATATCATATGTTCTTTTCTATTCATCATGCAGCCTCCAACATTGAGAACGGCACACTATAACTTCTACCTTTCATATCNATGACTGCTCTGGTTTTATTGATTTTCTCAACCACTCCCAGAGTCTTCTTTGTTCTTTGAACAACGAAAACCTTTCCACCAACAACGAGTCCACTCTTCGCTTTCATGGTTTTGATATCTGAAATCATACTCTGTACTGTGTTCAGTTCAGAAATTGTTAGACCCATAAGTTGGTCACTCACTTTCTTTAAATTTGACATTATCTCTCTCCTATTATATCAATGTAGATTAAGAACCACATTGTGCATTTACTCCAGATTTTGGAGAATTGTCAGAATCAACTGCATTTACTCCAAATGGTTTTAAATCATACATTTCGTTGTAGGTCATTTTGACACCATCATTTCTGGTAAGTGTTAATTTATCTCCACAACTATCGCAGAAGTCTAACCACAAATCCCCACCATTAAGGATTAGGACTTTGTATTTTTCATCAACATCTCCGATGACACCTAACTCTTTATCGCAACCTTCGCAATAATCTCTACTCATATTCTCTCTCTCCTTGATTTATTTGAGTTCATCAAATAATTTAGATTTGTGATTTAAATAATTATCACTTTCTCTATAACTCTTTTGGGGTTTAACCCCCTCAACGTAAGCGGGCTCACGTATGAACACATATATGGGATTAATGAATTCATCTTCAAACATTCCGATTTCATCAAATCCGTTGAGTACCAATGCGTTGTCCACGATGGTACTGATATTACCTAGTTCTGATATACATAAATCATAATCATAAGGAATTTCATTATCATCGGGTTTAAGTGCGATGACGTTTTTCATTCCAAACTCATTGATTTTATCGACTAGGAAGTAATTTTTATTTTGGGTTTTCATAATCTCTCTCCTTTCTCAACCTTACATATAAAGTATAACATATTGGGCGGCAATGGCAAGCGCATCAGTCCCTCTTCCTTTCCCCTGAACTGTCTCTAAACCCCTGAAAACATTGGTACTTTTTATTCAATGATTACAGGCACTTAGGGACACGACTCAGGGAAAACTCCGAGACGACTCAGGGTTCTCCGTGATTTCGCAATTCGAAATCTCTCTGATTGCTACTCTGAGGGTGCTGTGAAAAAAATCTCGAACTATATTCGTTTAAGTTCCACTCTACATGATATTATTTGTTATATTAAAAGAAATATGTCGTGAATTGTCATATTTTGTCATTTATTGGTATTTGGAATATCCGATTGAAGTATTATTCTAAGATTTTTACTTCAGATTCAGTTTCTATCCATACCTCTGCGCCACACGATAAGGGGTGATTCGGACTGTATATTACCTTAGAATTTCCTTGTATCTCTACTTCTTTCGCATAGGTATTACTTTTATATGTCTTAACTGTAAGCACAGCTTTATCCTCATTGTTCTTTCGATTACTCTTTATGATTGCCTGATTCACATGTATTCTTGTTTTCATTCTTTTTCCTAAGATAATATCTTCTATTTGTTTCTTTCTTCTTTGCCTTTGCTTCTGGTGTTTGTTGATATTTTTCCATATATGCTTTCCTATACGCTTTGCGTTCTGGTGTTGCATTACGTTTCTTATCATATGCTTTTCTTTCTGGTGTTACTCTATATGCTTTTCTTTCTGGTGTTGCGTCATATTCTTTCATATATGCTCTCATCCATGCTTTCTTATCAAACCCCCCTGTCCATCTTGGATGATTCTCCCCAGACAATAACTTTTCTCCACCTTTACTTTTATTCCACCCATGTGTAAATGTCTTATAACCAGCAATATGATATTGTTCAGCAATCCCTGCTTCTTGTTTATCGGTAAACGTGTCTCTGATTTCAAACGTATGTGGTGGTCTTTTTCTTTTGTGATGACTTTTTCTGTTAGGTATATTCTCCGTGACTCCGACATAACGAGGTACTCCGTTCTGAGTTAAATGGTATAGATAAATGGGTTTCATGTGCTGATGCTCCTTGTTATAAAAAAAATCCTAAAAAAAATCCTTATCTGAGTTGATTAACTTAATCCTTTGAGCCGTCTACTTGGATTGTATGTGACTCTACTGTCTTTCTTATCTTCTTCGGAATCTATACAAATTGAGAAGTACCTATCTTTTTCTTGTTGTTGTAACTCTTCTTGTAGTCCTTCAAATGCAGTACCCTTTGTTTCTTTATTTCTTATGAGTGTACGTATACGTTGTAGGTAATAATCTGCCTTATCTAAATCCTCGATACCGTTCTTTCGTCCAAATCTCCATACATACTTTATGACGTTTGCTATACAGACTGCTACTATTCCTGTCAATCCCGTAGTTGCACTCTCTATTGCGTCAATACATTCTACATTTCCTTGTGTATAGTGTTCTGGTTTATTTACATTATCTGTCATTGTTTATTCTCCTCTTCTCAATCTTTTTATATACTTCTTTTCTTTCTTTATCACTCATTGTTGTCCAATTGACGATTTCATCAATGTGTCTATAACAACCTGTACAGTATCCATTATTACTACTGCACTTATCATTACATGGAGATTTTATTGTTTTTACATTCATTGTTAGATTAAAACAAATTGGTTAATGTACCATCTATCGGTCAAACCTCTTCCAGCAATTAACCAATCTGTTCTACGTGTTCCGTCTAAGAAGCAAACGTATTTGCTTTGATTAGGGAATCGGCTTTCTCTTTGCCGTTCTCTGAAACTACTTCAAATGATAATGAATCACCTTCATTAAGATTTGATATTCCTGCACTTTCGACTGCTGAAATATGTACGAATACGTCTTTACTACCATCTTGTGGTTCTATGAATCCATATCCTTTTTGTGGATTAAACCACTTTACTTTACCATTAGGCATAATCTTTCTTCCTCCTTTTGTTTGATATTCATAAATGTTTTCTCGGAAAATTGTCTT